TTAACAAAAAGGCAGTATACCTTTATTTGAGAGAACTCTCTGGCTTAAATACAAAGCAGGTTGTAAACAATTTGAACAAATTGAGAGAAAAATATAGAATATTTAAAACAAAATGGGACAGGTAATAATTTTTTATTATTTCTAATTAATGTATGACAAAAAACACAAAATCTTTAGAGAAATTTATTGAAAGGGCTACAAAAAACGTGACCGATGACCGTGCTGCAACTCAAACTTTGCTTATGAGTTTGATGAAATATATGCAGTCCGGCGATGACCGACATAGAGAGTTCGGCCTAATTGCGGCCAAATACCTTGAAACGCTCCAAAGATCAAACGAGCAGCTTGTAAAAATAGCAGCCTTAGTCCAAAAAGAGGCTAAATCAACTGAAGGGATTACCGAACAGGACAAGAATGATCTGTTTGACTTAATAAATTCAAAAGGACAAAAAACGGATAAACAATGAGTCAAGAAGATAAAGATAATAGATCATTAGGGATCCAAAACCAAACATCAAATCCAGCACCAGAATCGACATTAATAAGCCCCAGAGGCTTGGTGAGTCCGGTTGAAAAAGTCATTTCGGCTATAAAAGAGGTCAGACAATCACAAGCAATAAACTCAAAAGCCGCAGAAACTATGATAGGAGTAGTCCTAATGACTAGTCCCCCCCTCTCTCTTTCGGTTGATTCTTTCGCTGCAATCTACCCTAAAAATACTAGTTTTTTTAAAAGTGTCGTACAGAAAGATGGCAAAGCAATAAATCCTAAAAAGGATGCATCTGTGATTAGAGCCTACTGTTATATACCAGAAATATCTGGCTCCCTGCCGTTTCCAGATTTGAAAAAGCTGCACCAATTCTTATCGCTGTGGAATGAGTCAGACATTCCAAAAGATTCTGGCAAGCATGAAGAATATTATGTAAATAGGGAAAAAAGTATAATAAAGATGTACCCGGATTTATATAAAGAATTTAAGAAGGTGGTGATGCACCCTATCTTCTACAAATATGTAGAAAGGCCAATTACTATCAGTCCACTTCAGTTTGTGTCGTTAAGTTTTACAAAAGATTTTGATACTTATCACACCGGAGTAATTGGGGAAGTATACGGAGACTTCTTAAGAGTATCCCAAGAATAACACAGCGCACACACAATATAAGGAGAAAAAAGTGTCACAAGGACAAGATAAATCAAAAAACAGGAATCATATACCATGGCCCAATTCTCTAAATACGGGAAGAGGTAACACGCCACTTGAAGAGCCTGTCCCTAAATATTTGTCTCGTAAGGGAGATGGAATCATATTGCCGCCTGTTGACAACAACGCGGCCATAATACTTGGGAGAGACAGAAATCCTTTCGGTCCACCACGCTCTCGGGTTCCACATGGATCTGAAGAGGATCCAAATAATCCAAAAGCATCACGAAGCGAAGTTTCAGGTTTCTCAGACCACATGGGCGCCGGAGCGATTGATATCGTCGTTGGCCGCGGCGCCCCATTCGCGCTCGAAATGTTACAACACGATATGTTTCCTCAGGGATTACCACCTCTTTACACCACGCGCAAACCAGACGAAATCGGCGCAAAGAAATTGACATCCGGCAACCACCCGGGGCACATTATGGATGCTGCAAGAATTTATATGTCTCAAATGTGTCAAATAGATGATTACTTTAAAATAAAAAAAGTAAAAACAGAATTTGAAAAAGGTAAAACAACCACATCAATAAAAGAAGACAAGGGCCCTTGCAGCGCTATTATGTTAAAGGCTGATAAGTTGCGAATGCATTCAAGAAGAGATGTCTATATTATTGCCGGCGGAGATCCTTTAACAACTAGGGATTCAAATAATAACGAAATAACAGAATCAGGTAAGATACATCTAGTATCTACAAACGCGAAAATAAAAGAAAAAAGAGGCGCCTCGCCGGCAGTGAGATACAATGAGTTGAAGAGTTGCTTAAAGGAAATAACAAAGAGCTTGCAAGACTCACTAGAAGTGTTAAATACATTCATTTTTTGGCAAATGAAAGTTAACGCGGCCTGTGCCAACGCAGTTTATGGAACAGGTGTAGGTATGACGACATCTAATCCTATTTCTCAGGCAGTTGAGAAAATATCAACGATTGCAAATACAAAAGATTTACTACAAATACACGCTATGAAAACATATAATATACCAAAAATCGAATTAAACTATTTAACAGATGGGGGAGAAAAATGTATGGCTAGCAGAAATGTTACGCTAAACTAAGAAAAAAACAAGATGTCAGATATAGAACAAGTTTACAAATTAGAAATTAGAGACACTGATCAAGATAGTATAACTTTTACCCCAAGAATTTTTGGAGAAGTTGGTAAAGATATAGTCGCTATTAAGTTATCGTTAGGTACTCTTGTTGATATTGCTGGGGTCATCAGTCAGGGCCCCAACGCGTCTTCAGATCGCACTCAACCCTTGGACCCAAATGGGTGGTTTGATTGTACAACTGGGCAGCAAGTGTCAATTGAGCAGGCTGCAACTTTTGATTCTAAGATGCAAACTGCATTAACTAATTTTCAATTGAAAAATCAGTTCTTAATTATCTCTTACCTGTTCAGTAAATATGCGGTACCTGGGATTGTAAATTCAGTAGGAGAGAATTATAATTCTAATTCAGAGCAGGATCAGGCGAGATACTTGGCAACGGCGTTATCCCAGCTTGAGTCGGTCGATCTATTATTTGAATCTGAAATAGGAAATTTGGGAGAAGCCACAATTGCAGTTATGCACGGTTGGGTACCGCATACTAGCGCCGCCAATACAAATTATTACCACACAGGAGCGCTGCTGGATAGCCTCAATACCGACGCATCAACGATTGTTGATATTGTTCCTTATGAAATTCTTCGTCTCCTTGCAGAAGGTCACATGGGTCAAACCATTGAGGACTTGCAAAACGCCGGCCTCATAAGGGAGTTCTCACACGAACCTCTATCGTATTCAAGTCGGTACCTTGAGGATTATCTTAAATCTGTCCCTGAGGCATCAAGGTGGCTCGGTTCTGATGGTATACCAAACTTCGAATATGGTTATGTAATATATAACACAATCAACGATCAGGAGAATAGTAGCCTTTATAATTCAACCATAATAACAATAAAAAACTACAAAGGAAAAAGTCTTGACGAAAGAGTCGTGTCGCAAGAGGAGAAATTAGGGAGACTAAGAAGGGTTTTTTACCCAGATCCATTTTCAACGGAAGATCCATTTTATATAAGCCAGAATATAACTGGGCTCTATTTCGAAACAGATTTCATATTAGATTCCCAAGGTCCATTGCCAACAATGGAGGAAGAGGTGATAAAACAAATAGAGGAATCCGCTTTAGATCACATGTTAACTTTGACAAATAAGCCTCGTTTGTGGTTTTTGTCCACTGGTGATGATTCAACAATGAAGATATGGTTTGGAGAAGACGAAAAAATCATGCCATCACATAACGGGCAGTTTCCTGAATTTTCCAACCGGAGCTCCGACCAGATAAAAAGACAAATTCCTAAATTTTCAGAAATATGGGAAAAAATAGAAGACATAAAAAAAGATTTAAACCTACTTCCAGAGACAGCTTTCGGTGCTGCTAATGACTACATCCAAGCACGACGAGAAGTGCTTTTAAATAATTTAGAATCTCTAGAAAACGATTTCGCACAAGAGCCGACACTAGAAGAAAAAAAACAAAGCTTTATTGTTTTAGGTACACAGGAATCAATTTTTGAAAATACCTCACCTGAATCAGAAGGTCTAGACCCTCCAATTGCTGCGAACTGGAGAATTCTCGAAGGCTTCGGATCAGAACCACCTCTTGTAAGATTCATAGAATACAAGACGCCAACTTTACGTCCAGGTCAAAGATACCGAGCTATGTTAGAATTCAGCACTCGAAAATTAGATTCTATTGTTTCGGGGGTATTGCCAGTAGCAGAACAGCCAGAAGAACCAGGCCCGCCCGATGCAGATGGTGAAGACCTTTGTATTACGGGCAACACAGACGAAACCCTGAGAACTCTAGAAGAATATAGAGTCCACGCTAGAAAAAAGAGAAGAGAAGTAGTAAGACAACTTAGGGAAGAATTCAAACAAGAGCCAGCTCTCCGAGGGTCTAACAACATTACTCGTGGGCAAATTGGTCCCTTCGATTTAAACCGAGCCCTAAACCAATTAATGGGATTTGACATTAATGGAGCATCAGACTATGAATATACGAAAGGGGTATTATCTCGACTCGGCGACGTCGGCGCAGCGGCCATGGAAAAACTAGGCATGCTCGATACCGATATAGATTATTTTAACAGTATTGCAAATGATACGAACAAAGAATTAGCGAAAAAAGATGCTAAAGGAAAGCCTCAAAAAAACGTAATAAGAATAACCCTAGAAGAATTAGAAGAAAGAACTAACACAATAGTAAAAGATTTACAGGAGTCTAGTGAGATCGTTTCATCGGAAGGTATTGCTTTTAAAAAGGGTAGTTCGTTCAACGCATCAAAAGAATCTGGATTAGTAAAACAGTTTTACACGCAGATGAAGGACCTAGTTCTCAACGCTGCAGCTGAGCGTTATGGTGCCGGCGTCGCGCACGCCATGTCTGTGAACCCTGATAAAGCGCTCGTGATGTTAGAGTTCCAAACGACCACTTCTAAGGGTCCAAATCCGCACATGGGCCCTGATTTTGGAAAGAAAATTATATCCTTTGGAATTGCACTACCGGAAAAATTTAAAATAAAAGGAAAACTATGGCCCTACGCATATAGACCATCGGACAAGGTCCCCGGTGGAGCAATTATGCCAAATTTTCTCAAAAAAGGATCCGCAACACCAGAAAAAATAAAGCTTTATCGTGGTAAAATTAAAAACTCAAAATCACTCGGGCGCGCCCGAACAGTTAATTATATTAGTAATATATACGAAATGACAGGCCTGTTAACAGATAAGCCAAATGAGATAATATCAGTTTTTGATGATGGCAGGGGAAGTTGTAAAGATTTGGGGATTAATTTAGATAAAAAATTAGCCTCTTCTTATGTGGCTAACTTCACAACAGGAGTGCAAGTTGAACACCCACCTGGCGCCCCAAGTGGTTTTTCTTGGAAAAAGTTTGGAAAAGACAATTTTGTAGATCCTGCTAAAGACTGGGCAAAGACCAGCGCCAAAAACTGGGAAAATTCTTGGAATGATACATTCGATGAACAAGAGGCTCTACAGATGCTTGGAGATATGTGTACTTTAGAAGATTTGTATAGAGAATTTTTCGATAAACTTGACTTAGTGTCGCTTCTTTGTGACTGGCTGAAATGTATCAGGTTACCTAATTTTAATTTAAAGCTTCCTAGTTTTTACCTACCTCCACTTCCAAGTATTCCAATACTGGGTTTGTATGGTGCCATGATTAAATTTTTTATGGAAAATTTAAAACAAATATTGATTAGAATAATCTGTACATTTGTCAGGACGATCATTGATAAGCTTGCTATACCATTTTGTGAGGAACAGCTGCGAGAATTCATGGCTGCCGGCTCGCTTAGTGGGTCTCCAATAATGGATGAGGCTCTAGCTGAAGCGCTCTTGAATACTGGCGTGCCAAAAGAAAAAACAGAACAAGCAAAGACATTTTTTGATGACGTAGCTAGTATAACAACTGGGCAAGAATTGTGCCACCTTTTGACTGGAAAATCACTAGACGCCGCGACCATGAAAATGATACAAAGACTGTTGGAGAAAAACGACCTTCAAAATGATCTGGACACTCAAGAATCGCTGATGAATTATTTTGACCTTCTCGGAACTTTCCTTCCAGATGGTTTGTGTGAGGAGTTGCAAAATTCAACATCACTGCCGGTACCCAAGGATTGTTTAGAAATATCCGGATACCTGCACAGTATCAGAAATCGACTTCAAACTGGTGACGGCTCGCTAAGCGACGAAGAAATAGAAGAAGTGCTCCAAATGGCGAAGGAAGAGATGAACAATCGAAAAGCCGACTTGGAGGCACTTTCTGGAAACAACATTGGAAGCTTGCTTCCTGAAACTTATGCTCCTGGTAACCCAGATGCTATCATCTCGTCTTATCCTGACTTCTTAAAAGAGCGTATCGATCAAACTGCAAAAGACTCTTTTACTGCGGCAAGAATGGATTATATTAATGCAATGGATAGTTATATTCCATCCCTCTCTATTGCAGCACCAGCGACTCCGCGCGCCGGTACGGACCGCTATAATGATATTCAAAATTTAGAATTCGAAGCAGCAACAGCACAACTTGCTCTCTATAGTCAGGGAGTACACTCTAGTAGAGTATTCGCCCAAAGAAACACTTTATCAAAACTGGGCCTCCCACCAGAAACAACAGCAGAAGAATTAGAGGAAATAAGAGACAAAGGTCTTATACTTCACGATTTGGCTAAATCTTTAAAATCTTGGATAACAAGAAGTCAAAACATCTCTTCTGCGTACTCGCGAGAAAACGGGGGCCCCTCTCTAGGGTATATACGCGGATCCTTGACCCGGTCTCATCGATCCAATTTTGTCCCGGCCATGGGCCCAGACTTTCATCAACATATAGAATTCTTGGACAAAATCTTGTTAACGAGTACTGACGGTACCCGTGATGGAAACACGATGTACACTCATGACGTCGGTAGTAGACAAGACCCAAACCCGTTCTTTGGAGATGAAAATGAAGAAATAAGAGAGAAGATAACTAATCTTGTAAATGCCTTAAGGGTACAATTCAATTCCGGCGCAGCCGCCGATCTGTACGGCGCGGGATGGGGATCATCTGCCTTGGAATGGCTAGATTTCCGCTTTAACCTCCATAGCGGCGACGCCGCACTCTTTGCGCATCAAGGGTCGGGTATTCCCGACCCTCTCGGTCAACCAGGCGCTTGGTCTCAGTTAGGAATAGAACCTTTTGATCTTACCCTCGAACAGCTTTCTTTTATTTATGTTTTAACTACGCCCAAATCTGATCCGACTTATTATTCTCAAGGCACCCGGACGGAACTTGGAAGGCACATGGAGAACACATTCGAAAACCTTTTTTATATTGAGAAAGGTTACGTGGGGGGTATTCTCGGCGAGTTCGATCCCTTCGACGAGCTTATAACTAGGTTCGCAGCCATTGAAACACTCAAAGTAGAGCTTGGTGAGAAATTATATTACGCAAATTGGAAAAACGAACACACCGGTTCAAGATATTCTGACCGAAACTCCACCGCAGTGGTCGACCGAGAGCCCGGTTGGCTTGGTCAATTTAAATGGACTGACGATGGTACCAATTGGTGGAACCCCTTCCTCGAAAACATGAGACAGTATAGGTCCATTAATCTAGAGGATACTATTGAAGTAATGAGAATGCTTTTGAAAGAGTATATAAGTAAAACAGGGTATTTTCCTGATGAAGTTGTGGACTTAGGGAAAGATATTTCATACGAAGACTTTCTCACTGAAATGCGCAATCAATGGGGTTCAACTTACTCTGCCAATTCCAATATCCTGGACCAATATTGCTGGGGCGCCGACGGTTTCTCGAAAAACACTCTTGCCGGCAAGCCGGATAAACTTTGGACAAGCGCCTGGGCAGTTTATGACAAGTTTCGAGGTAGATATTTCGATGGCGACGACAGACGCGCCCGGAATAAAGCCGATAAGCTCTGGCTCTGGAATCCAAATATCGATAGTGAAGATGGAAACTACACGGAAGAGCAGTTCGTGGACAACTGGATCGGCGCCGCGCTGAAAACAGAAGAAATGGGTATTGAGTGGAATCATGAGTTAAGGTCTCTTAAAGTCTTGGATGCTATAATACACCTCACTGATCCGATTCGAGATCCTTATTCTGCCGCAATACGATCTATGGATGAAATCGGCGGGGTGTCTTGGTATAATACTTTATTGCTTTTTTCTGTATTTGAGACAGAATCTGTACCTTTTGATGATGACCGTGATAAAACTCACAAAGTCTTTAAAAGAGCAAAATTACCAAACAGAAGAAGAGAAGACCAAAGAGAGGAATGGAACCCCTACAAACCTTTTGTAAGTTACTACAGAAGGATCCCTTCAGAAGGGACAGTACACGATTATGTTCAAGGTGATAGATCCTTTCAGTATGTTTCTGTTGGTTCGTTAGATGTGCCGACGTTCATCCAAAAGGGGGCAGTATATGATAATGTTTTTAATAAAATCATAGATACGGATCCCTACCCTATAGAAACTTCCTATGCGCCGTACAGAGTGTTTCACGAATCTTTCAATGACCCGCTTGATAAATCTGAATACGCCATGATTGTACCAGCTTTTGTCTCAAGCGCTGAATTGACGTCAGACTTTATGGTGGAAAAGTTTATAACAGAGTTATCTACAACATCCGCCGCGCGCATCTCCGCTGCGTACGACGCGTCGATAACCACCGTTGGCGAAGTCGTGGATTTTTTCTCCGGTGGCCAGGTAAGAGACCAAATTAACAGGCGTAAACGCGCCGCGATACGTAGGAGCAACGCCCGGATCAGGAGTCAACAAGAGAATCTCAGAGATACTATAGAAGCTCAGCAAGCCTTTGCTGTCGTCGCAATTGATCAAACCGAGGCTTTCCTACGCGCCAAATACCTTCGAGATTATCCGAGTAATCACCCCGAACGACTGGCTAGGGATGGAAAATGGACTGGTTCGGATAACACATCAACGCATGCTGTGGAAATTTTTGAGAATCTACAGATAATCATCGAGAGGAATGCAACCTTGAATCCAGACGAGGATTACCTTGGAGATTTATTAATTAATGTCATGGGCGCCCTGAGTGACATCATTAGAAATGAACCACATAGGGCTTATGGGGCTCTTAGGACCATGGCCTCCGGAGAGGCCGGCCTTTACAAGGTTATGGACCCTGTAATTGACGAAGATGAAATGGTTCCGATATTTCCAATTAGTATGCAAGATGCATCCATAGAACCCACAAAATGGATGCAACATTCATACAATACCTTAAGCGCAATGGCGCTTGCCGTTCACGGAGGGGTCCCAGACTTCTTTGAACACGAGGTCAATCAGCCACTCCGCGATGCAGAAAAAGAGGTTTTGACCAATGAAGAATTGATGGCCAGATTCGTAGATTGGAGATTGCAAGGAAAAACCGCGGCAAAAACAATAAGTCAAATATGCACCAGCCTCTCAAACAGTGTTAATAATCCAAATTTAATAAAATTCACCACAGATAGAGTGAAATACCTTTCAGATATTGTGACAAGGGGAATAGAATATCGTCCCAACTTTGTAACAGAAAGACACCTTCTGATGTTGGACAAGGTTCTCAGAGATACACCTGTTTTCAGCGCAGATAGAAATAAGATCAATCTGGGAGTTCAATTTGGTCAATATCAACCTCAAGTTTCTATGGAGGAAATCCCTGCAGAAAAACAATTTGATAGGTATACTGTAACGGTAAAAAGTGATTTTCACTTGAGGATGTCAAACCAAAACATTCAACCAAAAAGTTTTCAAATGTGTGAGTTTCTCCCGCCAAGCCTTATAAATAATAATGGAACAGATAGAGGAGAAGGTCGCGAGCATCCCTGGGATCCTTCTTCTGTAAGATATTTTTCGAAAAGAGAAGCCTTCTCTGAATTGGGCGCTGCAGCCCTGCGCTCAGCTGGAGTAAATGGCAATATCAGCCATATAAAAGATCTGCTATATGAGGATGCATACATAAATATTCGAGACTCTATTTTTTCTAGTTTCTCATCGATGATATCTGAATCTAAACTTTTCGACCTAGAATATGCACAAAACATAGACGCACGACTCTCCGCGGATCCGATATATCAAGAAGAGTGTGTCAAGAACAGGTATGGTCTAGTTGAGTCAGCTGTGCTTTCATATAATAAGACAATCATTAATACTGCCTATGACGAAATAATGAAAGAGATGTCCGATCCTAAAAACTCACCTTTTAACAGGGATTTCGACGACCCACATCCACTAGAACTAGCCCTCCAATCAATATCTTTAAAAGCTTTCGTTAGAATTTGTCTTATAGACACTCTTTTCAAAGGAGGTTTAGCCTATTCAATATGGGACATAGAACCGATAGTTTCAGAACAAATATTCAAAGATTATGTTTATGAACACGTTTTTAGAGAACTTACATCGTCACGATTCTTCGCATCAAAGTGGAAGCAAATAATTGAAAGAACGGTTGGAATAACAAACCCAACAGCCGCGCTGAAAAAACTATTAGAATTGGAAATGGTTAAACTTCCAGACTATTCCAAGCAGGTTTTCAACTTTTCCGCAGAAGATAAAGAAAAAGATTATTACAATTGGATAACATCTCATTCAGAAACTATACCGTTTAAAAAATTATATTTTACAGCCAACATTAATTATGATAATACTTCATGGCGAATTGCCAACCTTCCGGAAAGTAATACGGCCCGGGCATTTGCCGAAAGCTTAGGCGAAGACGTTGACTTTATGAGCATACATCTATCGGAGCTACCTCCTGGTGACGGTCTCATCGTAGAAAATTATATACGACTTTCTGGTGAAATCGTAGAAAAAGCCAATGACATTTGGAAAAAGATGTTTTCTCAAATAGGAGATGACCCCGGAGCGCGCCACCAGATATACGAAGTCTGCAAGGAGCGCCGCACCCGCGAAGGCGGCAGAACTGGTACCAGTCACGTCGATCCCCAATTCGCGAATGATAGGGGCCTGTTACCAACAGGCGCCTTGTTAGATTGGTGCAACGACACCCACTTGCGGTCCGTCGGCTTCGGGCCCGCTAATCTCTCCACCCGGGTTGATGTGCCAGAAACTTACCAAATAAGAGAAGGTGACTCTTTAGTGGTGTCTCCTTATGATTTTGATATGTATTTGGCTTTCTTATGTTATTGTTTGACTAGGCCCGAATTTGAAAATTTGATAAATAATTCAACTATTCACCATGGCTCAAGAATTTCGGTAACAACAAGGAATCAGCAAATAGTAGATCAGTTAACTCTGGCTCCAGACATTAGAAGAAAAAGTTTTTTGGAGAAATCTTTTCTTTTTGTCGTGCGATCCAGCGGAGCCGACGATGAAGATCGCGCCATTGAACTACCAGAATGGCAAATTGCCAAGCTACCTTTGGCAAATTATGAACACGAGCTAAGATTAGAAGATTGTGGATATCCATCTGGAAACTTATTTGCTGATGAACAAATATTATCCATTGAATTTCAAAGCACAAACAGTCAGAGACCAATACACACCGACTACGTAACGAATGCGTTTTTCGACTCTCAATCATATAAAAATGTCACTGAACATATTTTTCCGCTAAGACGATTCCTTGCTATAAACTCTATTTTCGCAACTAGTATCATATCTGGATACAATGGTATGCCTACTTTATTTGATTCGGTAAAAACATCCATTGCGTTTGTCGCAGAAGTGGCCTCGACACCATCATCACAGCAGACAAATTTGATTCAAGTCACGCCGGAACAGTTTATGTCCACGGTTCAAAAAAATTGGCCATCCCATCCACACTCTGCCGATTGTTTTGACTTCCCGCTACCTGGGGGTGAATTTTTTAAGAAATTTATTGAAGATTTGTGGAAACTTATAAAGCAGTTGCCATCAATCCTGTTCAGGGGTGTGGCAAATCAACTTGATCCAGCGTATAAAGAGATGAGACAACATTATCTAAATTGTGACATTAAAAATTTAGATTGGGATGGCATAAGAATATTGTCAATGGATGCCACAAAGAACCAGGGCTTAGTAAATGGATTATATTTTCCAGATGGAAACATAGAAGCTAACAAAGGGAAAGGCAAAGCTTCTTATGTACCGATTGTACCTTCGATTGTGTTGGACTATCAAGCATCGCTTGCCCATCTGATGATAGGGGAGGCCGAACCATTAGGTAGAACTGTTGCAAGGACTATAACTTATGCTTTTAATGGAATGGCCCCGTTCTTCGACCTCTCGATGGCCTTTCAAGTCCCTTGTGCTGGTATAAATGAAGACTGGTGGAACGATGCTAAATTTGATATTGGAAAATGGGGCCGTTACGGACACCCGCTAAGTCCATTCACCATCATGGCGCTAAGTACTCCTCAATTAGAGTCTGACAAAAAGTTAAAGAGACCAAATTGTGTCCAGGGCCGCGAAAATCTGGCTAAACTAGATGAATGTGATGAATAATGCCAAAAACACACTATTTATTTTAAAATATAGGAAAACAAGATGTCAATTCTAAATGATATAATATCTTCAAAAGCGAAAGGAATCATAAAGACTCAGCAGCAGCCTAGCTTTCCGTTAAGGTATGATGCTAAATATGGTCCTTATACTCCAATTACTTCAATAGAAGAGTCATACAAAAAAGACTTTATAAACCTTCTCTTGACGAGCCCCGGTGAATGGCCGATGCAACCAGGCCTCGGAGTCGGACTAAAGCATTATCTGTTTGAGTTTAGGGGGTCCGAAAAGTTAAACAATTTAGCACCAGAGATAAAATACCAATTAAAAACAAATTTACCAGTAGTAGATTTGTTGGGATTAAAATTCGACTATAACGATAATGATATTGATAAGAACAAAGTTAGAATAATTCTGGCATATACAATCTTGGAAACCTCAAGGCATGTAACTTCTTTTGGTCTTACACCCTCTTCAACTGTGGCGATCGAAGAAATAGAAAGTTCAAGAATTCAAGCTGCTGATTTATTTAATAGGAGGAATAGTATCATAAGCTCTGTAGACGAGCTGTGAGAATAATAAAAAATGACCGAAAATAACAGAGGACTACAAAATACAGAATACTTAAGTGTTACTTTTGAAGAGATAAAACAAAAATTATTAGAAAGGGCCGAAACCTATTATCCTGATACCTATAGGGATTTTAATAAAAGCAGTTTTGGATCTCTTATGTTCGACCTCGTAGCTATGGTCGGTGAGCAATTGAATTTTTACGCTCAGTTTGTCGCAAATGAAGGATTTATAGAATATGCAAGAACAGGAATAGGTCTCACTACTGGGGCGAGAAGATATAATGTTACACTTGGGAATACGGCCCCTCGCGGTTATGTAACTCTTCAACTCCCAATGGTAGTTTCCGAAGACCAAATAACCCCGGATCCAACAGGAAAGTATTCTTTCTTGAAAGGAGCCTTAGCTACAGGTCCAGGAAATGCGGTGGTGGAACTACAAGAAGATGTTATCATAGACCCCTCGATTGAGTTGTCCCATGGAAAAATAACCACATCCTTTAATCCCGATGGGTCCCGTCCGTTGGTATATTTTGTAGAAAAACAGTGTCCTGCAATTGCAGGGCAAATACAAACTTTTGTTGTGGATATTGAAAAATATAGTAATTTTCTTTCAATAGAGGTCCCTGATCGCTCATGTACAGATATTCTAAGTATAATAGATTCGGAGGGCAATAGGTACTATCAAGTAGATAGTCTGGGAATAAACTCAATAGAAATAGGACTCAGATATACTAATTCGGATAGTGGCCAAGAAGTTGAAAAAATGATAGATTTACCGGTCCCTAGGAGGTTCTCGGTTAAAGAAGAGGGGGAGGCAAAATTTATAGAGTTTGGATACGGCTCAGAAGACACGTTGAAACTTATAGATACGCCCGCAAAATCTTCAGAATACTTCTTAGACAAACAAGGTCACCAGCATCCGTTGTCAAAAGAAGTGACCCCTGGCAAGCGACTTCAAAACGACAAATATGGAGTATCACCAAGCAACACTACTCTGACAATAGTATATAGGTCTAACACGAGCGACAACTCTAATATATCGATAGGAGAAATAAGCACTATTCAATCCGCAGAAATAGTGTTTGATGATGAAGTTGGCTTCGGCGAGGCTAATATGCAATTTGTTAGGAATAATATTTCTTGTACCAACAATGAACCATTTAATGGAGTTGTCAGATATCAGTCAACAAAAGAAATAGCCTTAACGTGCCAAGCTGCAGCAGGCGCCCAGGCCCGGGCTGTGACAGAAAAAGACCTAGTCTCTATGTGCTATGTTATGCCTCCGCAGTTTGGCAAAATTACAAAAGCATCAGTGCACAGAGACTCAGAAGGGTTGAGAAAAATGTTGAATCTGTATTGTATTTCAGAAGACTCCGAACAAAATCTGGAAGCAGCATCGATGCTGATGAAAGAAAATTTAAAAAAATGGATAAACTCAGTTAAAATGATGACAGATAGGATAGATATCTTTGACGCTAAAATATTGAATTTAAATCTGTTTTTAGATATAACTCTTAGAGATGAAGCAGACGTACAGTCTGCTGTTCCACGTATCAGAGAATTTTTATATAATGAAATTAATCTGACTAGGCCGGAAATTGGACAACACTTCTCCATAGGAGAAATAGAGAGAATATTGACAAAAATGCCTATCATACAGAGAATCAACAGGGTTCAAGTGGGTGTCAAAAACGGAAAGGGGTATTCTAGTGTGAGATATGATATTATGCCAAACGCAGCGCCAGACGGCTCAACAATTTACATGCCAGAAGATTTCATTTGGGAAATAAAAAACCCAACAGATATTACAGGAATTATTAAATAATGTCTATAAAAAGATTTTTTGCAACAAAGGACAACACCATCACGAACGCATATAAGGAAAACCTCGCTTCAACTGCTTCGTATTCAAACATGGGTGCATCTGATATACTTGAACTATTCTCTATATATGCACAAGCGACAACATCTTCTGTGGAAAAATCAAGAATTTTATTGCAATTTTCGACTAGCGAGTTATCAGAAGCCCGATCCTCAGGTGCCCTCCCCGCATCCGGATCGGTTTCGTTTAAATTGAAATTATTTAACGCAACACATTCCGAAACTATACCAAAAAACTATACAATTTCCTCTCATGTCTTATCTAAGGAGTGGGACGAGGGAGTTGGCTTAGACATGGATGATTATTCAGATCTGGATGCAAGCAACTGGATATCTTCTAGTTTCGAATCATCATGGTCTACCCCCGGTGGCGATTTTACAACTGGCAGCTATGAGGGTTCCTGTATTGTTTCGAAAGGGACCGAAGATTTAGAGATCGATATTACTTCTACAGTTGAAGCTTGGTTAGCGGAAGCAATAGACAATCATGGAATAATTTTAAAATTATCAGGCTCTCTAGAGACAGGGGATCAGAAGCGGTCTTATTATACAAAGCGCTACTTTGCGCGCGGCTCAGAGCATTTTTTCAAGCGCCCGGTATTGGAAGCCCAGTGGGACTCATCGACACAAAATACGTCATCTTTGCCAAGCCCATATTCGCAAGCGGATAACTACGTGTTTAACATAACGAATCTCAAGAAAAAATATAAAACTCACGAAAAAACAAAAATGAAAGTCTATACTAGAAACAAAAACTGGCAGCCGAACATATACGCAAAGGCTAGTATATTTGCTCCTGTTGATATAGTCGACGAAGCTTATTACAAAATCACAAGAGTTGCTGATAACTTGGAGATAGTGCCATATTCACACAATAAGAGTCCATCTTTCTCTAAAATGTCCTACAATTCAAGCGGGTCTTTTTTTGATTTGGACATGTCTCTCTTGGCTCCAAACTATTTATACGAGGTAAAATTTTTGAGAAAGACCGGAAGCATGCATATTGAACAAGAGGAAAGCTTTAGATTTAGAGTAGAATAATGACAACTAAAAAAAACAAAAGAAAAGAAAAATTTTTAGAAACTTTTAAAAAAAGTAAAGTAAATGAAAAGACCGGATTAATTTCGAAAAAAATAGAGTCTGATACCTTGGCATCAGAATTCGATAAATATTCGAAAACATATAGACCTTCGGTGCGGATAGAAAAACCTGAAGATTTTTGCTTCTTTGGTAGTGCACAGCAATATTACCTTCGATCTTATGATTATATTTCAAACTATTATCCCTTTGATGGGACAAGGGAGGGGGTGATAAAGTGGCATAAAGACGCATCTACCGTTGACTTAGCGATGTTCCGTCAAGCTTGGCCCAGCACAGTTGGCCATTTGAAGCTCGATTATTCGGAAAAAGTATTTTTCTATGCGGGCCCGAATAAAATTCCAGAATCGGAATTCACAGCAAAAAATATAAAATCAGAACCGGGGATATTGATTGATCCTAAAATTGGAAGCACAATAGAATTTTGGCTAAAAAAAGATTCTTTCGATAAAATAAATTACCCACAAGAAACCATTACTCATATTGGGACGTATCCTGGGAAAGAGGTATCCTCAAAATCAAGCGAAATAAAAATTTTCTTATCTTCAGATTCTGGCAGTCCTTTTTATATAAATTATAAGTCGGGAAATTCTTCAGTCAATAATGTGCAAATTGGTTCAAGTGCCGTTACTGATTCGGCTATTGCGGATTCAAAATGGCATCATTATGCGTTTAAATTTTGGAAATCAGATTCTTTGCTTTATATAAAATTGTTTATTGATGGTAAGCCTGATTCTATAAAGAGTGTATCCTTCGGAGATACAATAGAGGTAAAGAGTTTCCTGGCCGGCTCGATAGGGGGTAACATGTCTTCTTCTTCTGGGAACCTATCAGCATCAATAGATGAATTTAGATTCTGGAAGGGTCAGAGATCGACCAGGGAAATAGCAAGATTCTTTGATAAGAAGATTTATGCTTCGCATGCCGCGGAGAGCGAATACACCACTCGGTTGGGGGTTTATTACAGATTTAATAAGATTAAGGTAGGAGATATAAATTCTGATAGCTTAATTATCGACCACTCTGGTCATGAAATTTTCGGAAGAATACAAAATTATAATGAAAATTCAAAAATTGAGCAGTCTGCGATTACGTTATCCGAAACTAGTGAAAACATCGAGTCCCCCGACCCGATATTGGATCGAAGAGCTGAAGCTGTTATATCACTTGAGGAGAGTTTTAATAGCATTGCGAAATCTTACGATGAAAATAACCAGAGCATGTTGCAGAGGTTCATCCCGGAATGGGCAAGAGAAGAAATTCAAAACTCCTCTGCGGATAACCCTTCAGAATTTCAGGTTTTACTTCATCTTTTGTCTTCTGAATTTGATGAAATAAAGGTATTTTTAGATTCGATATCAACTGATTACGTCCCTAACTGGCAAGAAACAAACCAAATCATCGCTCCCACGCCAGAAGCTTCAGGGTCGGTGTCTGTAAATTATGCAGATAATATATACATTGGGTGCAAAGACGACGGCCTACCATCATACAGAGGAAGCGGGTACCGAGGGGACAGGTATCAGAGACAAATGAAAGCTGCCGGTTTGATGTATAAGAAGTTGTTTCAAAAGTCATATAAACTAGAAGATGATGTAGAGGGGACCCAGGATTTTATTTCGGCCGATTTATTAGTTGAAGAAGCAAGACACGCATTTGAGCAGCGACTTGCATCAGAGGCTCCAAGCTTAATGAAAGCTAAGGGGACACAATCATCTCTTGATAGATTGTATGAGACTCTTGGCCACAATAACACTGACATAACAGATATGCACCTTATACCAGAAGAAGACTTATTGTTAGAGGACAGTAAAGTAGAAGCTCACACATCTACAATGAGTTCTGTCAGTTTTGTGGACAATAACGAAGGCACTCTATTTATGGCAGCCTCAGCAGACGATGAAAGGACGCACATGGAGTCGGATTCTTCGCATAATTCGAGAGAGTACACCTTTGAAGGTTCTTATATTATGCCATCTCAGGAGGTTTATTCTTTTGAAAACAAGGAGACTAGCCTATTCGGGTGCAGAGAAGTAGAGGGTATAAAAAACAATCTCACTCAGACTTCTCCAGACGATGCTAACTTTACAGCTGTAGTAGAAAAACAGAATCTTGAGTCAAAAAGAGCAAGATTTGTACTCAAGTCACCAGCACTTTTGTCAAGTGACATACAGACACAATATTTTAACAATGTTTATGATAATTCTAGGTGGAATATATCGGTAAGAATAAGAAAAACATCGGCAGAACCATTCATAGAGACCACTTCTGAATCTTATGAAGTTTCGTTCCAAGGGTACAATTATGTTCAAGATTCACTAGTCCAAGCATTTCAGAAGGTCTCTCCAATATCTAAAAGCGAGTATGACGATTTCAAAGACTCTTACAAAACTGTGTTTTTAGGAGCAGCCCGCGAAAATATTACAGGATCCGTATTAATAAAATCAGACGTGAAAATGTTAACATTCAGCGCTTGGCAAGCCGCTCTGTCTGACGGAGAGCTTAAATTAAGAGCCCAAAACCCACTTGTAAGTGGAGGTTCGTTAACCCATATGTTGGAAAGGTAGCTCAAAAAATGAAAAATTTGAATATTTATAGAAGCACAAGAAGTATAATTTTTATTTTAAAGAGGGGCAATAATGTCTAACAAAGAGAGGTCACATCTTGAAAACTGTATTTTTAGAATACAGTTTTCAGAGTTGAATCAATTAAAAGATAGTACACCATTCATCGTCAAAGACGAATCGGGCGGAGACCATCTTATACAAAACTATGGCAATGATCATCCAAACTATAAATATAACTTCAAATCAATGGGGTTCTCCAATAAGATAGAAAAAGTAATTCAAGAAGAAAAGATATCACATGTAAGACAGACACCGATAGCAAGTATAAAAGGTTTAGATCAGGTAAGCGTAAGAGACTCCAAGCATGAAAAGTTCATTCCGATAACAAAATCAAGTGTTAATATATTTTCATTTGAAAAGAGTGTATTTCAGGCTATATCAAGAGACATGCTTAATTTCATATCAGGAGTGAAAAGTTTTAATAATTTAATAGGAGAGCCAGTCAATAAATATAGGAAAAATTATAAATTATTGAACCACGTAAGAGAGAGGTATTTTTCAAACGTTCTCAGCGAGCCTGATTTCGAAAGATATTTGAATTATTACAAATGGGTTGACGCGTCATTTGGGTATCTGCTTAAGCAAATGGTCCCGGCGTCTGCATTTTCTAATACTGGGATAGAAGATGTGATTGAATCTCATGCTTTCGAGAGAAATAAATATGATTACAAGTATAACCGTTTCGAGCGTAAAGAACCAATACTGGAAACAAGTATATTATCAATTAACGAACTTCTATATGATTGGGAACATGGCCACGGCTCTCAAAACGAAAATGAGCATTGCCTGTGGCAACAAGATAGAAAAACAAGAGAAGAAGAAAACAGAGAAACTATAAGAAAAGTGTTGACAACGGTAGTAACCGGGTCAGGCGAAAAACTAGCCAGAAATTATGTTTTAAGAAATCTTGTAAAGCCGTACAAACACGATTCTTCGCGTCAGTTGAGCTTAAAAATTGGTCACAACCGGCAAGCTAATAAGATTAAAGATTTATACAAAATAATAAATACAGGTAAAGAGATAACAATCAATTCAGAAGATATATACGAGTTCAAGAGGTGTGATGATATAATCAATCCACAAAAGGATAAAATTTATACAGCTAAAACAAACACTTCAGATACAGATGGTTACCTGGACGCAGATCTCGATTTAATTTTGCCTTTAAATTTCTATAGTTCTTCTGTTGGGGTTGATTTTTCTGAATTTAAGCAAAATTTAAAAATCACGAACAACCTAGAGATGAAGGAATCGTTTGATTCTGTCGCTACATACTTGTTTGATCAAGGCGCGCCTCATCGAAACGTAAAAATAGGTACACCTAGTGATAATCGACCTGAGGCGTATGAGATATCATCATCTCCTGAGAAGTTGGTTATTAAGAGTCCTGCAAGTGGGCCTAAGTCTCTTTTTCACAAAGGTCATCTTGGCAATAGGCTTTATAGACTATCAAACACAAAAACGCAGATTTCAGACACGCAGGTTTTAGTTCAAGGTAATTATTCAAAAGATTATGAAATTGTCATGACAAATGGCAGAAATCAAAACAACAATTTCCTAACAGAAAACGAGGGCCGCGGCCTGACAGGTTCTCTGAGTCCTTCGGGTTGGCTCAGTGGTCTTGTAGATTTTGAGGTGCCCAGCAGACCAAAGAGAGAGCATGTTATTGTTAATCGTTTCTCTGCGATAGGCTCTCCGGACACCTCCGGGAAGTATGGTTTAGACAGAGTTTCAGAAGAGCATTCGGTATATAACACAGTAAATTATCGAAGTTTACTAGTCAGGGGCGTCTACAACACTTTATCGAAAGAAAGATCAGAGCAATTCGGTTTTCGATCCGGATCAGAAACACAAGGATCGATACACAAGACAAACAGAAATTATAATAGGTTTACTGGATCTTACGGAAAGGAAGTTACTCCTGACAACTTCTTTGCGACACATCAGATACCGCATCATGATTTCGGATACTCATGGATTACGGCCTCTGCCAATGAAAATGTGTATTCATTTCTCAATAGAAACGGAAACATATCACACCAACACAGTTTTGAAGTATCAGGTAGTTTAAAATCTTCTGAGACCATATTATTCCTAACAGCTAGTGTCTTGGGTACAGACAGTCAGCCGGCTGGCCCCTATTATGCGATTGAAAACACAGACCTCGCGCTGCCTCCGTGGAGCCCTGTATCTTTTGTGGGGCTCAATACAGTAATTCAGGAACCAATCTCTGCCGATTTAAATCACTTGGGCTTCCCAATGGGGACCCCCTTCGGAAGAACCGACGTTGATATATCCACGTTAGCTGGCTCCCGCGTAATGACAAATATAGACGGTTATTATGAATATTATCTTAATAACGATACCTTGGCAGGGATCCAGTCCCCACATACAGATCTCGCTTCTGGTTTAAATTCTCTCATATTAAAGCGTCAAGGCCCTTACGGCTGGCCAACGTGGAAACAGGTGAGAGCCTCACATAACCCGATAGTGAGAAACCACCGAAGAAATAATATAATATCAGCTGTGTTCAGGGGTACAACGCCATTTCCTTCTTGTTATCCCGGTACAAGTTTTGAATATCAAAACACGAATGAGAACAAAAATACCATTACGAATAGGAGAGTTGTTAAAAACTATGACGAGATATTAGCAACATGCAAGTTCAACCCAATTACGGTGAGTCGACACACATATCGAACCGAGACTGGAATAGAATTTTTGATGGAACATCTACAGCTCCCTGTTAATGTTCCACAATGGGCATTAGCTTTGATGTGGTGGAACGACGAGTTCTTACATGAGTTTATAACAAAGACTGAATCGTTAAACACAGTACTACAACTTCCTAGTATCTCCATGAGAGTACCTCTCCAAAATACTGTTACGGGATACGCAAACCAAGATATGGCAGATGATTTTTTCTTTAAAGAAAAATCAATACTAAACACAACAAACATTGGAATAATAAATAGCTTCATCAAAACTGAAGCCAATAATGCTGATTCTACATTTCTTGAGGTGAATTATATAGAGACAATCTATCCTAGAGAGATTAATACATTTACCAAAGAGGCTAGAAATAGAGAGTTGTTTGACTTTTTTGGGTGGAATTCAAACAGAACAAAGAGAGAATTGACCTTATCTGGAAATATAACTTATGGTGATTGGATTTGGTCTACAACAGTCTGGCCGGGTGTCAATCTGTTTACTTTTTCGTTAGAGTCTCCGACCCAACTAGAGGTAGATTTTGAAAAAAGCTATTTCAATTCATATGAAAAAATAGATAGGTTATACTTTCCAAACACCGCAAGCGAATATTCTGAAAATCTAAAAACAAGTAAATGGGTACTCGACTCGCGCAAAGACTATTCATCTTTACCAACAGAAATTACAAACCCTAGAAGCTGGGTTCAGATCGATGCAACCAAGCCGGGTTCGTTAGTGTCGCGAGCTCAGATGCAGACAGGTATTCTGCAAAACGAATTTAGTATGTTCCCGCTCGGCGGAAACGCTCTTAGGGGTCAACCTCCCTTTGCACCAGTATACAACAGGAGAATCCCACAAGAATATCTTTCTTCTAGTACAAGGAGGGTTCTTCTCGCTGGAGAAGCAAAGTGGGAAACACCTGAGCCCGCCCCAGGTACAACAGGTCCTTTTTTGGACGAATATGAGGAGTTTCAGAAAGAGGCACGCTTAGTGGGACAACAATATTCACTCATACCAGAATTTACCATCTCTAGGTATATTGAAGATATATATGCTTCTGGAAACTTCACAACCCCATCTGTAGGGGATGACTTTTTGCAATTAACAGGAGCAGTGTACCACAGTTCATCAGGGGAAGTATCAATAGGTACTCAATTTTTCAAAACTTATTCAAATTCGGATTTTATGAAATATTTTCAACCTTTCAAAGATAATATAACGGAAAACGGCTTTGACTTGTCCGCTGGAAAACTGTCACTAAGGTGCACAGCTGTAAAAAGGTTGCTGCCATATAGAGGCTTTTACCCAGCAGAAAGAGCGGTTCAAATTGTCGATATTTTTCAAAAGAATTATTTAAGCGAAGGTACATATGAGATCGATTATTTGCAGAACGGGTTTTTAACAGAGCAGAAAGCAAAAGATTCACTAAAGATAAAAATAAATAACACGAAAGCGAAGGTGTCAAAGCCTCTATTTTCACCCGGAGTGCTTTTTAATTCTATTAAATCTGGGCTAGCAGTAGATTATCCACTCTTCCAATCGAACACTGACACCTATAGGCAGGGGCTGATTGATAATTCAGTATCAACACACACTGAGCCATTTGATGTATATAACTATTTGGATTCCCCTGGTGATTTATGTTATACAGGATCTTTGATAAATAATACCGCAGACTTGGGTATACCAAGAATTAAAGGGGTAGTCCCAAGGCGAGTAACATTTGAAGATTTGCTAGATCCAGTTAGGTTATTCGGCCAAACAATATTTGAAAATGAGCCACACTCAAGTGCAAGTTTCCTATACGGTACGCCACTAAATTATGTGATTAGAGAGGATCAGCCAAAGTTTGGAACCTTAGATTCAGATTATGTCCGTCTTGGAAATACATTAAATTTTAGACAAAATTATCAATCTTCTGTAGAATCTTTGAGAGGATATACGAGCGCTATACATAACTTTGCATCGGAAACCGTTAAATTTTTTCTGGAGGACGAATCGCTGCAAACTGCAATTTCACTACCATCTAGGCCAACACTTCAATCCGGTACAGACTACAAGATGAGAGTATATGTTAACAATAGAAAAACAGTCATGTATGACAGGCATTCTGCTTTTGGTCCCCCGGTAGACGACGCCGACACGCCGGTTATTTCCTATGGGGACGATGTTAAGACCCCTGGAGCTCAAGCATCAGGGTCAGTTGCTTTCCGCGGCGCAATGGTGACAGCACTACGAAGCGGCGGCAGTGCCAGTGGAGGAGAAGAAATAGTAATTACGGATTACGAAAATACAACAATTAATTATACATTTTTTAGCGGATCTAGTAACAAAACCGGCGACGTTGTCGGTACCGATCCATATGCAGTGGCAGTAGAGATCACAGATGCAGGTTCTGAGGCCGATTTATTGGTCCAAGCCATGAACGCCGATGGCCACAAAGACACAATCAGTAAGAGTATAACAACTGGATCCGAGGGCATGAGCTTTCTTAGTGACTTTTATACCGTAGTGTTACACCAATCAGCCACTGGTTCTGCTGGGAACAAGGATATGCAGGGCACTTCTGCTATTGACAGTTATGTTGTTGGTCTTCTAGGGGGAGTAGATCAGGTTTTAAATCCACTATTAAAAAGTACTAGTACGATAAAGTCTGGCTCGCATGGTCACTTGCCTTATGTCCCGCCATTCCTAGATCCGGAAACCGCACCGTATGCACAGATCTCCTTCACACCGGGACAAACAAGAGAATACACAATTCCAGAAATAATTGAAGGAATGCAAGTATCTTATTATAATATGCCACCTCCAGATAATTCTAACACAAATACAAATTATCGTGAAGCAATGGTGTTGTCCGCAAGTATAAATTTTAATAATTCAGTTTTACTATATGGTGATAACTACGTTCACCTAGGTTCCGCGACAGGAGAAAAAACAATAGTAAACAATCCAGACCCGACTCTTTATAGGTGGGTAATGCAGCCAAAATGGGAAACTCCAATAATAGATTTTATGGACGCAAAAGTTACAGCTTTGGATTTATCGACCGAAAAGGAGGAATATGTCCAACACTCGCCATGGAAGAACAGGTACCAAACTGACTATTATAAAGAGATTAACGAATCCAAAACTCTATATTTAACATCTTCTACTGGCATGTGGCATCAACATGGAAGCCCAACAGTACTGGATCCAAATAAAGGATATTACCTGACAATTGTTGGAGCATCTGAAACAACAGGGAAACAAACAATAGGAAACCTTGCAGAAAAAGTTGGATTCATCAGCGGCTATGCCAATAATCCAATTCCAGCATCCCTTACTTACTCGGTGCCACAAGAAGCCCAGCCATTTAGGTCTCTAGAACTCGGCCGAGTTGCAAAAGAGAAAGTCATCAGCGAAGCAGTTGTTGCTATTCCTTATTATTTAACAGATGATTGTGATATGAAGTTTTTTCCCATGAGAGAAGACATGATGCTCGCAGCGACTCAAAAGAACGCCATGGCCCGCGAAGAATATGTTAACTTGACTAGGCTAGCCGGGACAGATCAGGAAAGAAAAAATATAAAAAATGAATACGAAAAGTTTTTCGAATCAGTAGGCCTTGAGTCTATAGACGCCGCGGCGTACCAGATGAGAATGATGGACAAGTATATATTGCCACCGCAGTTTGATTTTCTGAGAAATTCAGAAATTGATCCATATGTTTCTTATATTTTTCAGTTTAAGGCTACTTTGAGCAGAGAAGATCTTTCAGAAATTTGGCAAAATTTATATCCGTCAACCAATCGCCCCGGAAGACCAGCTGATAGTATTTCGACAACACAACATTCAAATCCCCTGAAGGATGAAATAAAATCGGACATTGAGTATATTACCCATATATTGAATCATTCGCGTGCCCCGTTTATAAAAGGGAAGCCATCTTTGTACCGAGATCCAGAAACCTTTCTAGAGAATGATGTTAGGTGGCTAATCTTTAAAGTAAAATACAGGGCCGAAGGGCACTATTCGAATGTAATAAAAAATTCCATAACAGATTTAGATGAAGATATCATGGAGATTTCAGCGTCCCGAACATTCGGCCCGGGCCCGACTTACGGAAAAATGGGAGACCCAGTTGAAAATGAAGAGTTGTTTTCTAATTATTCATACAATTGGCCATATGATTTCTTTTCAATAATAGAGATGATCAAAGTAGAAAGTAAAGTAGACTTCTTGACAACAAAAGAAAACATTCAAACCACAGCGCGCCTCAGTAGTGAAACTGCATCGCCGTCTTCTCCTCTTTCGGACACAATAAACGCCGCAGAGCAAGTTTATAGCAACAATGTAAGCGACATAACACAAAACTTAAACAGCACAGTGTTGAATAACATAGTCTCAAGGGAGTTGATAAAATCAGATTCAGAAATTTCTTCTACGCCTGGTGTCCTTGATATACCAGTGGCCTCTGGGTTTTCGATAAAGAAAGACACGGAGACTATTTTTCTAAATGGTCAATTATTAGTGGCAGGTTCAGGCAACGACTACGTAGTATCAGGAAACAGGATAACATTTTCGCAAGATTTAGAAATAAATGATAATGTGCAAGTTTCTTACATAAGAGAATAATTATAATATGGAGCCAAAAATATGACTTTTTTCGATCAAAAACAGGAGGTGATAGACGTCACGTTAACACAATTTGGAAAAGAATTGTTTTCGCGAGGCGCTTTCCGACCAGCTTTTTATCAATTTTTTGATGATGGTATATTGTACGATTCTAACTATGCAGACATAGAGGAGACTCAAAACGAAGCTGAGGTCCGGATCCTCAAAAACACTCCTAGACTTAAAACACCTCACTTAACTTTTTCGGTAAACGAGAGATACAGCATAGAAGAAAAGGAAATCGAATCCGGAGAAAGAGGGAGGTTTGAAACTCTTCGCCGGTTCGCGGCGCCGGATATACAAGATAGGATACTTCTATATCCCCTCGCTAGTCAAGAGATTTCAAACCAAAATATAGCAAAGTTTGATATTTTGTCACTAGAGGCGCCTATAGAAGAAGTTATAAATTTAAGCTCTACGGAAAAAGGAATTCAGAAAAATACACCAACCCTGCGCATGTCGCCAAAGTATCGCTTACTGGAAGAGAGAAAAGATCTACTTCCAGAAGAAAGACAAACTATAATAACTAAAGAAGATTTTGTAGATCTAATGTCGGAAGAGATAACATTTTCAGATAATTCAAAGTTAATAGTGGATACTCAAAATATAGTAATTGACATAGAGGAATTGAATTGCTTTGATGGCCCCGGCAACTTTTATTTAAACATATACGAGGTTTCAAACAACGATTCCGGAAATACCGAGAGGGTAATAAGAAAAATAGATTCCATGGAAATGGCCGAAAGATTTTTCAAATTCAGAAAAGATAAAGAAATTGAAAAATACAAAATGAAAGAGGCTCACGAAAAAAATTATCAAAAGAGAGGTAAAAATTAAATGCCATTCCAGTCAGAATCAGCATCTTATGGTGTCAGCGTATTACCAATAATAACCACAAAAAAGATACATTTATCTTCTAAGGAAAAAACAATTAAAGTTGATTTCTGTTTGAACTTACCAGCTTCCGCCTTCGCACACCACGCTGTCGTAAACGCAGACATTGCAGAAATGTATTATTTTTATTTCGTTGTTTTAACTGAAGAACAGTCTGGGTTAATACCTCTTTTAAAGAACCCGGACACCCGAGGTCGTGCAATTAAAAGAATTTATCTCGGCCATGAAGACGATATTTTTCAAGAGGGCGCAATAAAAAAAATCAGTTTCAAAGAGGTACTAGAGAATCACAAAACATTGCAATATAACACAACTGATCTGTCAAATGATTATAATAATGAATTTAGATCTTCGACTACCATTGAATATACTCCTGCTCATCTCGCCGAACAACGTAAGATCCCCTACGAGGACATAAAGACGGATAAACTCTGTATGGTATGCTTCATAGACATTGACTTGGTCCAAGATTCTAGCATGGGAAACAATACGATACATTATGATTTGCTGCTTGAGAGGTCTTCTTCAACTGGTCGCTTAGACATTCCAAAAACAATAAACAGTTTCTATGTCAACCACCCAGGATCTTCTGATGATGCATCCGTTGCCGCCGGCGCAAGTAACATAAGGCCATACTACGGACCTACTCATTATCACGCACCAGACCCATCTGATCCTGAGGCTTATGTCGGCTGGATGGCCGGCCACATCGACGGAGAAATGGGACCGCGCTTAGAACTGGTAGAGACGCCAAATTATAAGATAACTTCGGACTTGAAAATTTATGAATCTCAAGCAGATGCTACCCAGACCGGTCATCACGGGTCAATTGGTCCTTCCTGGGCTAATGATAGACTTTTGCCGACATCGAATTTAAAAAATGAAATCAGACACAATAATTTAGCAAAAGATGTTAACCAGCTCCTGGAAGACGCGAGAAGGTATTACGCGGCCAACGCTCTCAGGGTTCCGAATATAGTGGACTACGAATCACAAGAAATGTCATTTGTAAATTATGTAGCAGACCCACAAAGTTCAGATAATCGTCCCATGGGTCATTCGCACCATGGCTTCGCCATCAGTATAGATTTTTTAGAAATAGTTAAACACCGATCTCGACTCGGGTATTTGCTGGATATTCATTCTCAAAATGAAAGTGAAAATTTTATATTTGAGAGTATTTTTAAGAGTAGAATAAAACACATATCCTTTTTCCGCCAACGCGCTGTCAATGTTCCTTATGAAATAAATGAAAGACAGGGCAAAATTTATTCTAAATATGACGAAAATGAATACGGTGATTATATAATATCATCTTCAGATTTTGCAGTCTTCGCTAGTCCCGGTGGTTCCGGGCAAAATAGAATACTTAATGCCACTTCAGAGCTAGGTTCATTAGAAGAGGTTGAGATATTACAGTCAGCACCACCAGAACTGCAACGCCCGGATGGACTCATCATGATCCCTCCCCCTAAACATTCCAGACAGTTTATTGTCCGAGATAGAGATTTGTTCCATAATATAAATTATGGTAAATACACCTATACAGTTAAGATAATTTTAGAAGATGGGATAGAGAAAACAATAAATGACATGTTAATCAGAAACAATATGATATTATCTAATTATGAAAAATTTTTGTTTTCGGCTTCAATCCCGTTGAACCCATCTTCTGATGAAAATTCATACGAAGGAGGATATGATTATGCAACAGAATCTTTTACGCTCTCCTTTCGATCTGACTTGGTAAATAACCAGACCGCTTCAGCAGTATGTACTTTATATGGCAGAATGAAAGCGTTTTTAACGGGAGTTGAGGAGTGGAGAATACGGCCAGAAGTTGAAGAATTAAAAAGAAAATTAAACCTAAACTCAGGAAAACTTCAAGATTTTTTGCAATTTAATCAAATTTTAAAAGAAATGAACAACATGATAAAATCTATTTTATCATCGGGGGTTGACCTAGCTTCTCCCCGTCCGATCGAAAACTTCAAGAGCTCAATAGAGAATGTAAAAGGCGCGAATCTAAAATCTATAGAAATAGTGGCAAAGACAAACGTCATTTCGGAAGCGATATCAGAAGGTACAATCGTTGAAGATTTTAACCCTCGTCCACGACGGCTGCCAAACTTCTTGTCTTTCGAAGATTTCCGCGATTCATTAGGCGATGTGTTTGATGGTGGTTTTATCCTGCCAACGCAATTTTTAACTCTAGTGGGTTCCTCTTATGATACGTCATCCAGTGGACTTGCAACCGCGGGTCTTAGCAAAAAGGACGCCGAACTAGAAAAAAAATCAAAATCAACAACAAAAAAGATACCAAAACCTAAAGGTACATCGAACATTGTACTTAATATAAAATCTTATAATCGCATGTCCAAGATTAAAAAGTCAAACAATAATGTTAAAATTAATTTTCTTTTACAATCTCAAAATGATAATTTCGATCCTGAATCCGGAGTGGCTGATTCTGATAGGCCTATGTCATATTATCCTTTGGCATCTCAAAGGTATTTCGGAGGACTGGCCATGGGCGTTAGTAACGGTTCTTCGTTTAATTTTCGAGGAAATGGATCGATTAGGGACCTCACTGAAGCACTTGATTACACGGATTCAAACTTAAGTGACGAGGTGAAAAAAGTGATATGTGATTCGGTATACAAACAAGACGATCGCGATCATTTCTTGGGGGAAATAGAAAGAAGATATGAAGAGTTGTCAGAATTAAGAGACACTCTGGGTTCTTTTTACGATTTCGCACACAGTTTACTTACAGTTAATAAGAATTTGTTAGATTTTTCAAATGAAAACATAAGTTTTCAGGACAAGTTTGAAGATAACGTGGGACCCTCTATCCGTACGGGTTTTGTGACTTCGGATATTTTCAAGCAGCGCCGCCGGCGCCCTTCAATATTGTGTCCCGGAAGCCCACCAAGACCAGTAAACCTTATGCAAACTCGAATTATCCCTCCACCAGCACCAGAGGTACAATATGAAGAGGGGATTAAGAGGGTGGTGTGCATCAAAATGAAAGAATATAACAACACAAACACATCAGTTAATGATGTGGTTTTCCTGGAGGTTTAATGTAAAGTGACTGAAGAAAACAACAACCCATGTCAAGCGCCCGCCTTGCCACACGCAAGTGGATCCGGCGAGCTGCCTGTACCTGAATTAGAGGGCTTTCAATTTGACCCCCCTAAGTTCCCGAATCTAGAACCCACTTTTCCAGGCAACCCAGTTGCTAGGAGGTGTATTATGGTGCCTAGGTATCTATCTTATGGTGTCCACTCGCGCAGTACCATAATCACCGGCAATGGTACCGACGAGTCCCCGGATAGAGCTGACAACCCGCGCTTAACTAACAGCAACCCTGACAGGAATCCACAGAGCTATGACGCTTTAAGGTTTTTGTTGAAAAAGGTGTATGATTTTGAATACACTGGTAATAAAAATTTTGTAGCCAACCCATCACCTGAGGAAAATCAACGCGTAAACACATATACTTGGCTTTCTGATTCACCCCCGGTTGATATAGTTTTATCTAAGCTTGGTACACAGCTGCCTCCGCCCGGATTCCCCCAACAACAACACCCGACATTAATGGTTTCAGTACTGATGCCTGGAAATGCAGTTCGGAGCAGGTGGAATGTTGAGCTCTTCGAAAATGACTTCGTCCGGCAAAAACCAGAAATTTTTGACTTTTATCTTCAGATGATAAATTTAAAATTCGGACACAATGGTGAAGTGCGCGAGACTAGTCCCTGGTATGTTGACACTTCCTTTTCTGCACCCGCGGCTTTTTTTGCTAAAGAGGCCGACGGCCTAAACTTAAGACTGCCAGAAACAGTGTCGATGCAAACATTTATACCAAACATGTTAACATATGATGACACCGGAGCTGACTATAACAATCTTTACAATGAAGGTACAAGAGATCCGATTCTCAAAAAAAGCTTATATGAAAGGTATTCTATTGAGTTCGACGGCCGCCCAGATTATTGTAACTTTTCAGGGGACGTTTTTCAGGGGGATATGGATTCTGGTAACTCTGCAGTAACTGTACATAAATTTCCAGCTGATAAAATATCAAAACTAAACTCGATCACGGCCATGGCCACGCCGCCACCGGGACAAACAGAGTTCAGTTCCTTTCAGAGAATTTTCGAATCAGAATATAAATATTATACAAAAATTTCATTTGATATAAACCACGAAAGCCCTATCGCCGCGAAACTGAAAGAGAAGAATCTTGACCACTTACTAATGGGCGTCATAGATATAGAATCACCCTCAAAAGATCAAATCTTTACGCAGTTTTTAGATGAAAGGGTACAGAATTTTACAGGCGTTTCAGACAATGATGGAACTCATTTGAACACGCGACCAAATTGTTATCCAAGAGATATAAGACATCAATTAATGAAATATCTAAACCCAGATCACCCCCATAGTCATACAGATCGTATGGAATTCGTACTAGACCCAGCAACTTACCCTTTATCATTCAAACATGAAGATGGTTGGCTTGCAGAATTCGAGTCATTATTTGGACAGTGGAACCCAATGCTTTACACTATGCAGCACTGGGGCTGTACTTCACAGTTTCATAGTTGGCTTAGTGAATACATGTTAGATAAACATCCACAATTTATTGGGAAAATGAAAGAAGACTTAAGTTATTCAGAAGTCCTTGCCTATCGGCTCGAAAAGAGAGATGCATCATCAGGGGAAGTCATACAGAATTTTTATTTCTTTAACGATCCAGAGACGGAAAAAATTAACTTTATCGATACACAGGTTAGTTTTGGAAGTAAATATACATACTCAATATATGTTATAAATTTTGTCCGCGGACTGAAATACCGCTACAGACCTAGGAAAGATCCAATAAGGAGGAACATTTCAAGGTCATCTCACTTGAACCCCGAAACCGGCAGCGGCCTTATGTTCGAGTTTTTAATTGATCAAATGGTGCACGATCATATTATCGAAACCCCTTATCATCAACAGGATCTGTTAGTAGCTGATGCTCCGCCGTTACCGCCAGACGTAACATTTTTACCATGGGAGACATTATCTGAAGATTTGGCATTATTCTGGTTTACTCCTAGAATTGGCGAATACCGAGAACAGCCAATAGCTATTTTGGAGGGAGACCAGGAAGTGATAGAAAGGATGAAGCTAGCACAAAACGCTAGCTACGGAGGGTTCGCGTTAGCTAACTCGGAAATCCTTTACAGGTCTGATTCGGACCCGACACACTACGAAATGTTTGTTTTGGATAGCCCACCGCTTAGTTACCATGATTTCTTGCACGCTCGACACACTGAGACGACGATATCCTCTCCAACGATGTTGAAGAGAGTTCAACCAAATCAAGATTATTACATCACATTCAGGGCCCGAGATCTCGGAGGTATTTCACAACCAACAAAAGTCTTCAGGTTTAGAATTAGTAGTTTTGGAGACGGCATTGAACATGAAATAGAGGAATATATATTCCCGCAGCCATCTATGGATTATTTGATGGAGTTTAATCAAATGTTGGAAATAATGCCAAATTCTGAACAAACCGCAATAAATTTTGAAAATTCTGAAACCTACCCGAACCAGTCAGAAGATATCTCAGAATTTATGAAAACAACAAGAGGTACAACTGGTCTTTCTTTGGGCTCAGGACCGCAAGAAGATTCTGTGTGGGACAAAACATATATATTTGAAATAATATCATCCCAAACTGGAAAAAAAGTAAAGATAGAGGCTACTTGGTCACAAATAGTGGATGGCAACCTGCCAGGATCTGAAGAGCTCATGTCTGGATTTACCCTGCGCACCGGCTGCTACGAGCCAGAAAGAAAGTTTATCTACCGGAGTAATAGAGAAGATGCTGATAGTGCTATCGGAGAGTCTATAAGCAGGGCAATAGACGAAACAAGTGACTCGTTGCCATCTAGAAGGGGAAGCAGATATTCTAGAGACAGCGAAAACTACGAATAGCTTGACAAATAAAAAGAATTATTCTTTAGTAAAATACTATTTACTAATGATTTTAAAGATAAAAGGAGCACCATAATGGCATTTTTGGACAATTCAGGAGATATTATACTAGATGCAGTATTAACTGACCTAGGTAGAAAGCGGATGGCAGCAGGTAATTTCAACATTGCAAAATTCGCTCTTGGAGATGAAGAGGTAAATTATGAGCTTTGGAACAGTGAAGATGCGAGGGGCTCTGCTTTTTATGACCTAGAGATTATGCAAACACCAATTCTAGAGGCATTTACTAGTGATCAATCATTAATGAAGTCTAGATTAGTTACGCTTGTGGACGATAGCTTGCTGTACATGCCAATAATGAGAGTTAATGACCGTTCAGGAACAAAACATAGCAAATATGCAACTTATAACGGTTTTTACCTGTCAGCCGACACGAGAACTTTCGACTTAGACAACCGCGAAAATTTAACCAATGCAAACACAGAAGGTTTTCTCCGAGGGACTCGCGGATTTTCTGGTCCGACTAGTCACGTATGTATAGACCAAGGAATCGATGCTGGGGATTCAAACATGACAATCGCTGATGGCATGTCAGGAGAATTATTAGAGAGGGCGTATATTGTGAAGGTCGACCATCGCCTGCTTGTGCTTGACGGTTTTGTGGGGGTAGCTGACAACAATGAGTACGTCACATTAAGAGAACAATTTATAGACGATGACGGTATTGCAACTTACTATATAGTAGATTCCCAGAACAGATCGCCTATCTCAGGCCCACGCGATCAAATAGGGGACAGAGAGAGGCACCTAATCAACGAAGCAGGAAGAGATTCTACAAGATTAGGAGTAATCCAGGCAAAGGAGAAGTTTTCAGGTCCCCTGGGAAGCGTTCTTCGATTGTCCCCTAGAGCATCAGTTCATGTAGCTAGAGGGGACTCGCTGTTTACTGAAATTGGAAACTTTACTAACGCGGAGGCAGATAAAATAGCCATGCGCGGTGGGACCATAGATGAATACCATTTTATTGACACTGTTATGTCAATATCCGGAGCAACGACTGGGTTTTCAGTAGATGTTCCAATAAGGATAATAAAAGGGACCAAGTTTAATCAATAAAATATAACGATACCAAGATTAGGAGAAAAAAATGGCAATTTCGTTTAAAACAATAACTCAAAACGACAAAACGACCTCAAGAACACTGCTTCATGAGGCTATTCCAATTACAGGAAGCCTTATAGTGGGCTCTTATGCCACAGGTTCAGACGGCCGTGGCACAAACATTAAGACATTCTCACATGGGATGTTTCAATCAATATATGATTATCCATACACTAGTTCATCGGCGAACCACATCTTTGATGTTACATGGGGTTACAGCTCCGCTTCGTCCATAGACGGAGTATTAGAGGGCAGTCAGATCAAGGGAGCAGTGACAGAGCAGGATAGCAAGAAAAAGAATTTATATTCTCAAATGGCCCAGGTTCTATCTGGATATGATATGAACGGTACTGTACGACCTTTTGATTTTGATGGCAAACACGACTCTGGGATCAAAATAGGCGCCGCAGCCTTTTTGACTTTTTCTAGATTATTAGTAAAAGACGAAATAAAGAAGGGTAGCTTTTCGTTGACACTCGGCGCTGCTGATTCATATGGAGATCCGTTTAACTCCACATTCACTCTTACAGACACCCGCGCAACGAGTTCTTATCATACAAACTCCCCCGCGGGAGAATATGGCATACTATATACGGGATCTTCAGAGGCCCCAGGCGACAGTCGCGGCCTGATTTTTTATCAAGCTGGGGTAGTGGTTCTTCCTTTACCGTCAACGGCGATCGCTGGCGCCACAGCAACGGCCCAGTGGATATCCAACAGCTCTGGTATAACAAACAAGCTAGATGTCCTGAAATCAAAAAATATTGATTCTTTTTCAGACGGCTTTTTGAGAAGAGTTCAAAATATTCAGTTTAATAATACGACAGAATTAAACTCAACGATATACTTCTGCAGAGCCAACAACACAGAATTCAACTACAGCTCAAATTCAACATACTTATCAGGAAGCAAGATAAGAGTCAAGACTGATCCAGGCACCCGCGAAGAACTAAACCTGCCAAGATCATATGTAACAACTGTAGGCTTGTACTCTCACGACAATGAACTAATGGCTGTTGCAAAACTATCGGAACCGATCAGAAAAGACCCAACAAATGAGCTGAATTTGAGAGTTAGACTGGATTACTAAAAATGAAATTTAAAAGGTTTGAGCCCAAAGATTTGATCTACAATACTATTGTGACCAAACCTGAATATAGTATCATAGTCAACAGCAACACCACCTACCTGCAAAAAGAAAGATTAGTGTCCGGAACTTTCGACAACAAGATAAAACATATCGAATCGGGAGAAATAAGTCTTCACGAATTGAACATAAATAGACCTGAAGATTCTCTAATATATTCGTTCATACAAAAAGACAGTACCAGATATGCCTCGAAGACGATTAGTACAAGCAATTTTGATGATATTTCCCAGTTTGCTTATGGTCACACCATAACTCAATCATACCCAGTAACGGCCCGCGTCAATAGAATATACATACCCCAAGGTCAAGAAAAGAGCTCTTCTCTTGGTGAAGCTCATGCTAACAAAAAATACGTTAGGTCACTTAAAAATGTGATTAACAGTCAGGGTGATTTTTCTTATGGTCTAGAGTATGATGACCTCGGCACATCTGAAGTAAACATGATTTGTGTTCCTGGTATTTTTTATGGATCCTCTATAAACAAGGGCAGTATAAGATTAAGGTATACTATCACTGGAAGTTTGTTGGCAGAAGCCAGAGATATTAACAAAAATGGAAAACTAATACAAACTCAGGGCCCTACTACTGGTAGCGTCGTAGGAAAAGTGATTTATAACCAAGGGCTACTATTGTTGACCGATACTACGACGCTAAACGATAGTTATGATGATTGTTATAAACACCCAACCATTCGATCACGCCCTAGTTGGGTAAATTTTGGAACAGGCTTAGAGCAGGTGGGGGAAAAATTAGATCATGGAAGCGTCACAGGATCAACTTATAGTATTAATTTCAAAGGTACAAACAAGATCCCTACTCTAACAATGTATACTTATGCAGAACAGAATGAGTTTAACTTCTCTTCTAATCCGACATTTGTTGAAAAGAGTGATCTTCCAAAATATGACCACTCTTCTTCATATTTTCTTGAGGTCGGCCGCAAGATAAAGAAAATCAACAAATCACCATATTACGACCACGAGGAGGATTTTGAAAACACAACATACATTTCCAAGATAGGTATTTATGATAAAGGCAAAAACTTGATTGCAATTGCAACTTTAGCAAACCCTGTGAAAAAGACAGAAAAAAGAGATTTTATGTTTAAGATAGGCATAGATTTCTAAAGGAAAATGTCTTTATCGGATCGAAAAAGAAAATTCCTCACTTTTAAATATCAATCTCTTCGGAAAGAAAGAGAAGAATGTGACTCAATCATGTCTCTGATTACGCAAGAGGTTTATGATTTATATTCTAAAAACTTTAAAGGAAATTCACCCGCAAAAGATCAAAATGATGAAAGATCAGCTCAACTTGCGCAGTTTGTGCCACAAGAACAATTTAAAAAACCAGACGAAAATAAAAAAAATCCCCAAGACCCGGAAATTAAAAAAGTATTTAGAAGAATAGCTCTCAAAATCCACCCAGATAAACTAATAAATTGCACAAAAAAAGAAAAACAAGAAAAAATTAAACTATACCAAAAGGCAACCCTCGCAGCTGAGAACAATGACTTATTAACATTGTCAGAGATCGCAATAGGCTTGGGACTCACCCCTCCAGCATTTTCTCAACAAGCGACAGAATTTATAGAAGAAAAAATAAAAACTTTAAAAAAAGAAATAGAAAGTATACAATCGACATTGATGTGGAATTGGTATTTTACAGAAAAAAAAGAACTAAAAGACAAAATTTTAAAAAAACTATTTGAAATCATACATGAAAAAAGAAAATAAAACAATTCTGGGGCTTGATATCTCGACCTCTATTACTGGCGCCACAGTAATCGAACAGGGAAAGATAATCGAAACATTCGTGTGGGATACAAGAAACAAGAAATACTTCCCAACCCTGTATGAGAAGGCAATGCTTATAAAGCAGAACCTTCTTGGCATTCAAGTACAACACGAGATAGATGAGATATTTATAGAACAGTCGCTTCAGTCTTTCCGTTCGGGATTCTCCTCAGCAAAAACCTTATCGACATTATCCAGGTTTAATGGTATAGTATCTTGGTTATGTTACGAGAATTTTCGAATACAGCCGCAGATGATCGCCGCGTCATCAGCACGAAAGAAGGCCGGCGTAGGGATCAAGAGAGGTGAGAACTCTAAAGAAAAAGTTCTTCAATTTGTTCTTGACAACTTCCCCCAAATTGAGATACAATATACAAAGCATGGAAATCCTAAACCCGGGATGTACGATCTATGCGACAGTATTATAATAGCACTCGCGGGAGACAAAGTTGTCGGAGAAACTAAAGTTACTTAAAAGGGCCCTCGGCCGCTGCTGGTCTAATGATGACGAACACCAGTTTCATTGTCCAAAGTGTGACCACCGTAAACTTAAATTATCAATCAACATAGACAAAGACGTATTTAAGTGTTGGATATGTGATTATTCCGGCACAAAGATATCTCCACTTATTCGCAGGTTCGCACCGGCTTACTATGCAGATTGGCGCAGCCTCGCAGGTGAAGTGGATCTCTCAAAATATGACGTTATCTTCGCAGACCATACACCAGAGCCCCCACAGATCATTGACCTGCCAGAGAACTTCCAAACTTTGACCGGCAAAAAAACAAGCATAAAGAGGCGGCCCCTTAATTATCTTTATTCTCGCGGATTCACAGATAGAGATATACTAACTTGGAAGATTGGCTTTTGTAATTATGGAGAATATCAGGATAGGGTTATCATTCCTAGTTTTGATGACGATGGCAACGCCAACTTCTTTGTGGCGAGGTCATATACAGACGACTGGATGAAATACAAGAATCCAAGAGTCAGCAAGGATATTATCTTCAATGACTTAAACATCGACTGGGACGATGATGTGATATTAGTCGAGGGTGTGTTCGATGCAATGAAGTGCAAGAACGCTGTGCCACTACTTGGCTCGACCCTGAGAGAGACTTCAAGGCTGTTCCAAAAGATATGTGAACGCAAATCGGATATATACTTAGCCTTGGATGAAGATGTCAAGGGAAAAGAGTTCGGGATAGCAAAGAAATTAAGAGAGTACGGAATCAGGGTTAGATCTATTGACGTCAGCGGCTATTCAGATGTTGGAGAGATGCCACAAAAGGTGGTAGAACAGCGAAAATTAAATGCGGACATTGTTTCGGATTTAGACTATTTACATTATAAACTTGACTTTTAAGGAGATCAAAATGGAAATCACAAAAAGAAGACTAAAGGAAATCATTGCAGAAGAAATGAATCACTTAGCAGAGACAGGCGATCTTAATATGATCACCGAAGCAGAAAAGAAGGCATTCGCCATTATACTTGAAAAGCTTACTCCAAAGCAATTGGAAGAGATAGGCCTTAAAAGGGTTTGATATGAAAAAATCAGAACTCATTAAGATTATAAAAGAAGAGGCAGACTTTGTGCTAAAGGAGCTCTACATGGTGGATAGCCCAGTGGAAATTGGAGCACAAGCAAACCTTCAGACTGCCTTGAAGTCCAAAAACAAACAAAAAATTGAAAGAGCAATTGAACATATCAAGAGCCTTGGCCAAGGCCAGGGCACGGTTTCATCTGCCGCCCTTGCTATAGCTGGCGCGCTCACTGGTGCCACTGCAGCAGAGGCCTTATTTGCAATCAAGCTAGCGCTTCAGGATATGTCTACAATGGCATTCATGAGAATTTACAAACTCTTGCCAGCAGGCATTCAAAACACTCTCTTCACATCAGTCCGCGATTCAATCTCGTCAACCGGCAAGGGAGGCGATGCAATGCGTCAGGTGTTCATCGAAATGTCGAAAATCCTCCAAAAAACTTGACACCCCCACCAAACCCTGCTATACTTAGAACATAACAATTATTCATGGAGAATAAATGAGATTTGCTCATATTGCGGATACACACATCCGAAATCTAAAATATCACTTCGAATACAAAGAAGTATTCAAACAATTATATAAATCACTAAAAGAAGAGAAAGTAGACTACATTATCCACTGCGGAGACATCGCGCACACCAAGACACAAATCTCTCCAGAGTTTGTGGATATGTGCAGAGACTTCTTTCAAAACCTTGCGGCCATTGCACCAACCTATATCATCCTAGGTAATCACGACGGCAACCTTCGCAACGGCTCTAGGCAAGACGCTCTTTCGCCTATTGCAAAGGCAATCAGTGACCCAAACCTCATCCTGTTGAAAAACGCCGGCGAGACAAAAATTAACGACAAGTTTTGTTTAAATGTTTTATCTGTATTTGATGAGGAAAACTGGACTGAACCAACAGACTACAGCCTAATTAACATAGCATTATATCACGGCGCTATTGATAAATCTAAAACAGACAGCAACTGGACACTAGGCGGCGACCATAGTATCGAAATTTTTGAAGAGTTTGATTTTGCTTTTCTTGGGGACATACACAAAACACAACAACTAGATAAGGAAGGTCGAATCTGGTATGCTGGTTCCACAGTTCAACAAAATTTTGGTGAGTCACTGGACAAGGGCTACCTCCTATGGGATATTGAAGATAGGGATAATTTTTCCAACAGGCTCATTACCTTTAATAATCCAAAACCTTTCATTACTCTTACTTTAAGCGAGAAGGGTAACTTACCCAGGCATAAACCACCAGAAGGGGCCCGCCTCAGAATTGTATCAGAAAGTAATGTATCATTAGACAAAGTGCGAAAAGCAGTTGATATTGCAAAATTCAAATACAATCCTGAATCAGTAACTTATCTTAACAGGGCAGCCGGCAAACAAATTAAGGTCGCTGCCCCTGAAGGTTTAGAAAAGCAAGACTTACGGGATTTAAAGACTCAAGAGACTCTGATGGCTGAGTATTTAAAAGAATACGAAGCATCACCAGAGGTACTTGAAAGGGTTTACGAATTAAATAAAGAGTTTAATAAACAAATCGAAGAGAACGAAGACGTCATGAGAAATGTTAACTGGTCCCTGCAGAATTTAGAGTGGGATAATCTTTTTAACTATGCGGAAGGCAACTCTATTGATTTTACTAAGCTTGAAGGGATTGTTGGCATCTTTGGAAAGAATTACTCAGGCAAGTCTTCTATTGTAGATACTTTGCTTTATTCTATGTACAACTCTACTTCTAAATCTATTCGAAAGAACCTAAATATTATTAATCAAAATAAGGATGAATGCACCGCGACAGCAACAATCAAAATAGACGGAACAAACTACATCATTGAGCGCAAGTCAAACAAATACATAAAGCGCTTAAAAGGGGTTGAAACCCAAGAAGCAACAACTGACCTAGAATTCTATTCAGAAGATACTATAGGTAACCACACAGGCTTAAATGGTACATCAAGGCAAGACACAGACAAAAACGTGAGAAAATACTTTGGAACTCTTCCAGACTTTCTAGCAACATCTATGGCTTCTCAGTTGGATTCTTTGTCATTTATTAATGAGGGTTCGACCAAGAGGAAAGAGTTTCTTGCAAAGTTTTTGGATCTAGAGATTTTTGATAAGAAATTCAAAATGGCAAAAGAAGCTTCAGCTGAAATAAAGGTAGCTTTGAAGCGCCTAGAGGGTATTGACTTTAACACAAACATCAAAACAATCAAATCAGAAATCACAAGAGGTGAAATTGCTATTGAAAAAAACAAGGCAATTTGTGCTTCTTTGAAAGAAGAATTATCTACATTAGAGGATGGGGTTTTAAATTTAAAAGAAAAAATCGATTCAGTTCCAGCTGAAATTATTGATCCGGTCATGACGGCTCAGAAAATTTCGAAAAAAGAAAAAACCATTCTCGAAATAAATGCAAGAAAAACTGAAGCACAAAAAAACATCAGCGAAAACAAAGCAAAGTATCAAAAAATTGAAGATTTCTTAAAAGATTTTGAAATTGAAAAATATAAAAAGAAGAAGGATTCATTTGCAGAAACCAAAGAAGAAATAAACAGCTTAATAGTAAAATTAAGAACCTTGTCAGAACAAAAAACTTTACTTGTTATTGAGCAGGGCAAATTATGTAGCAGTTGCATTCCATTAATTGGCTCGACCGTCGACGAAAAATCAGGAGAGATAGCTTCAGTGTCCAAACAAATCAATGCAATCGGCCAAGCACACTCGCACGAGGAACAAAGAAAAGTAAGCGACTATATAGATAACTATAATTCTCTAATTGAAAAAAGAGATAACTTAGCCAATTCTATAACAACCAGTAGCCTGATCATCGAGCGCGCCGACAGTTTGTTGTTCAAAGAGCAGGTTGAATTAGATGCTCTAAGAGGTAAAGCAACAGAATATGAAGATAATAGAGACGCAATTGAGAATCTAAAGCAACTTATAGCAAATAAAGACTCGCTAAAAAGAGACGTTAAAGACAAGGAGTGTGAATTAACTAATTGCAATCAAAAAATTATGCAACTTCATAAAAAGCATGGCTCTTCTGAGCAAAAACTACTACACCTACAACAACAGCACAAAGAATTTCAACAATTAGAACAGGACTTTGCTGCATATCATCTTTTCATGGTATGTTGTCATCCTAACGGAGTCTCTTATGAAATTATTAAGGAAAGATTGCCTTACATAAACCAAGAGATTTCAAAGATTTTAACAAACATTGTTGATTTCGAAGTGTTTATTTCCAACAATGAGGACAAGCTTGATATTTTTATCAAACACCCAAGCCATGATCCTCGGCCACTAGAAATGGGTTCCGGAGCGGAAAAGACAATCGCCAGCATGGCCATCAGGCTAGCGTTCTTAACAGTGTCAAGTTTACCAAAGTCTGATCTATTTATATTAGACGAGCCAGGGACTGCTCTCGATGAAGAAAATATGGAAGGTTTTGTGCGCATACTGGATATGATAAAGGGGTATTTCAAAACAGTGCTCCTTATTTCACATTTAGATAGCCTTAAAGATTGTGTAGACATGCAAATCAATATCGAGAAAAGAAATGGTTACGCATACGTGAATATTTAGGATAGGAGGATTTATGGTGGCACAAATAAAAGCATTCGCTGACAAATATACAGAAAAATTTATATCAAGAAAATTCTTGGCATGGTTGACAGCCACAGCACTGTGTGCATACGGAACTGTAACTAGCGATAATTGGACAGCAATTACATTAGCGTATATTGGAACGCAAGCTCTAGTAGACATGGCGGTTCAATGGAAACATGGACCCACAAGCCTATGACTTGGATACTTTTTAAGTCTTCGGTTTCAAAATTGTGGATATGGCTTAAGGAACACTGGCAGTTACCCTTTCTATTCGTATGGACTGTTTTTGTTTATATCTTTACAAGAAGGAATACAGATGCTGTTGTCGAAGTTTTGAACGCGAAAAAGAAATCTTATGAAAAGCAAATAAAAGAGTTAAAAAATAGGCACAAAAATGAGATCATAGAGAGAGATAATTTGATAAAACAATATCACAAAACCGTCGACGCAATAGAAAAGAAATATAAAGAACAAGAGAGAATTTTGTCCTCGCGAGAGAAAAAGAGAATAAAAGAGATAGTAAAAAAATCGAAAGGAGAACCCAGTGTTATTAAGACAGAGATTGAAAAAAGCTTTGGCTTTGTTTATGTTGATTAGTTTCGCACCAACTGTTATATATGCACAAGAAGACTCGGGTAAATTTGCTAGAGTTTTAAAAGAGACTCCGGCTCCTTTTGACGCTTGGTGTTTTGACGACACCGCTATGGCAAAGATTCAAGCGTCTGCAGAATTTGAGGAAGAAAGGTGCCAGCTCAAGATTCGGAGCCTAGTTGAAAAGGAGAGGGCAGCACACTCACTAGAAGTTGATAACCTCCAGCTAAGACTCGCTACCACGCAGGAAGAGGCAAAAAACATTATATCGATAAAAAACGATGAAATAGCGTTATTGGAGAAAGCAGCTCTCAAGAGGCCAAACGATTATGTATTCTGGTGGGCCACTGGCGGATTCATAACTGGCGCCGCAACTGTTTTGGGAATATTTTTTTTGGTTAAGTAAATGAAAGAGCAAGATTTAAACCATATAGCAAAATTAGAAAAAGCAATAAAAGAAAAATATGGTGACGAAGCAATACGGAACCCCAAGAGTGGCTGGGATAAAGAAAAAGAAAAGAAATATTTGAAAGACTTAAAGTCTTTTTACGAAAAGATAAAGAAAACAAAAGAAGTAGAAAACCATGGAGGTTTTCTACTGAAGGATTCGACAAAACAATCAAAAGAAAGTAGGATTTGTCCTGAGTGTGACTCATACTCTTTCGATTTAAGAGATGATATCTACATGATAAAGTTTAAATGCTGCCTCCAGTGTTATGTTAAATATGTTCATGGGCGCGAAGAACGATGGAATTCCGGCTGGAGACCGGATAGCTGACTAATTACTACTAGTAAGGCAATTACTACACAAAGAGGAAATTATACAATGACAACAACTTTAGAGATTATAAATGGCATTTCGCAAGTTCTGGCCAATACTTACGATGGAGCTCTCGACGAGAGCGGCGAGCCTATAAAAATAGGTCTTCGTAGGGAAGAGGGTAATCCCCTTGTCGACCCAAGAATAATAGACGGCTTCGGAGCGCACATCTCAGGAGATAGATTACATATTAAATATCACGCAGAAATACCTCTCAAAGAGGTTCACTCTAACGGATTTGAATCCGAAATGGAGATTATGGTGGAGAAAGTGAGGTCCTTTATTCAAAAAGAATACAACAAAATAATGAAGTCTTCGATTTCTTTGACGGACCCAAGTGAAGTGGATGTTCTTGTGGAATATGTTTCTAGAATAAGAACGAGCGTCAAAGTTCACAAGTGTTACAAGATCAGTGGAGTTCAATCTGAGCCCAACGATCAAGGGAT